TCCCAGTAAATCGCCAGATGTTTACACAGGAGGTTGGACAGGCGGCGCTTGTATTTAAGCTCAATGGACGTCCACCGGAAGGCAAAATCCTGACGGTGGAAGAAATTGAAGAGATAGGATATAAGTTCCAAGTCTTAAAACGACTGGAATAGAGGTGATACATACAAAAAGAGGACTGTCGCGACAGCCCTCTTTTTTGTAGCTACTTATACATGGTCATTATCAAACCCAAAAGATAATCGTTTCAATCCACGACCAGCACTGTGTACTAGCCGAAGGGAACCATGTATTTATTGATTAAAATATAACATTTTGATTTCAATATGTCAAGATATCATTTATAATAATATTATGATTATCACAGATAGGGGACAAAAATATGAATGAGTTTGTTAGAGAAGCTGCAAAAAGAAATGGGATAATAATTGAAGAAAAGAAAACAGGAAAGAAAAAGCATATGTCAATATCAATGAAATTAAAGAGGGCAAAGACATATCAAAAACAGCAGGAAATTATGAGTGAGTGGGCGGAAGAATGGCAGAAAGATATGGAGAACACGCTTTTAAAGCTGAGAAGAGCAGCTATGAGGGACGATCACGGGGAAGTCATGCACATGATAGATCAAATCAAAGGCATGAGCGATAAGAGATTTACAGGGTTGGAAAACGCGATACGGATAGTATCGGACCCAGATAGGGGACTCGAAGATGCGGAGAACAAAATTGAGTAACACAAAAGGCCGGTTGAAAATACACTGGCCTTTTCCTTTTGATACACCTTGTAAATCCAGTGGTGCTGTTACGCAAAATGACCGACACCATTACAGTACCGGCCATTCCGCTATCATATCTTATTCATCTCTATAATTGCATTATAACTCCCGGCGCGAGGATGCGCAAGAAATAGGGCTAGATGTTTTTCGACAGTTTATGTTATTTGTTGCATTATTACCAGACATAAAAGGCTGACAGAATGTATCCGCCAGCCTTTAAACTATATTGTATCATCTCTCTTACTTGGATAAAAATAAACAACAATCAATGCAATTGGTATCATTAGGTTAGTCACACGTTAGTCACAAACGCAACGGAAATACTAGGGTTTAAAGCATGTTTGGTTAAGAATTTATTAAAAATTCGATATATTTGCAAAAGCAGTAAATATAAAGAAAAACGGGTGTATACCTTGTAAAATAAGGGTTTGTATGACATTTGAAAGCCTATGTTAGATAGTATGAAATACTAATAAGCAGGGGCGGTTAGTCACAAGTTAGTCACAAATTGGAATTTTGATTTTTTCGATTTCGTCTCTTAATTCGTTAATAGTCCTATGGCCATATGTTTTGTTCGTTACATCTGTGAATGCATGCCCCAACAACCTCATTCTGTCATTTTCATTTACCTTGTATTTCTCACACAAAGCTGAAAACGTGTGCCTGCAGTCATGAGGAGTGTGTCGATCTATTCCCACAGATTCGAGATATGCATACATTTGCTTCCGAAATGTACTCTTACTGACGGTTAATAAACAACCGTCAGAATTAAGACGATTTTCGACCAGGGGGCGGATAGAGTGATGTATAGGCACTATACGATTCTTCCCAGCCGCCGTTTTCACCCCGCCTCTAAAATACCCATCCAGCAGATTGACTTCCATTGTGTAAAAGGCGGATATCCGGTATCCAGAATAACACATTATTAGTAGAAATTCTGCTACGGAATTTTTCTTGTCCCCCCACAATGTTTTTAAATCACTTTCAGAAAATGGAACACCATTTTCGTCATCGTCTAAGATATCAACGGACACGTGCGCCGAATAATCCTTGTCACATAGCTCGTAAATATCTGCGTAGGCATACATTTGCTTGTAAAGTGACACTATTAGTTCTTTGCTGGCATGCTTCAATGTACAGTTTTTGACAACTTCCTGCAAATCATCATGTCTCAGCGAACGGAATTCCTTTTCGTGCAAAGCAGAGCAATTGAGAAACGCGGCTCTGGTGGATGCTTTTGAAGCATTTGAGTAAGTCCTTTTTCCATCGTTGTATTTCCAATTGTAAAAGTCGTCGTACACCTCTGCAAATGTTTTTCCTGGTTTTTCTACCGGGACACCTTTAAACTGATTGTAGTCTGATAATATTTTATTTGCCAATTCTTCAAAGCAAGATGTGTCTTCTGCAACCGTATTTAAGTCTACGAGCGTGTTTTCGTACCCTGGGTAATAATTTCCAGCCTTATACGCCGTAAGCACTGTAAAACCCTTAATCCACGTATCTACATAGCATAGGGCAGACGGACGGACAGGCACACCATTTTCTGTAAATTCTTCCGTTGGTGGATGCACAGCGTATGGATTGCGCCGGCCTTTGCCGAGATAGCGGATTGATCCATAGCCATTAGGTAGCTTTGGCATTCTTTTTCTTTTTGGCATATTATCATCCTCCTTGTGATAAAATTAGGTTTAAAAAAGACAGATGGTCTCTTGCCACCTGTCACCGAAGATGATACAATATAGTTGCCAGATTTTGTATCGTCTCTTCGGAGATGTTAGCCGGTCTCTGTTGGCGCAGGGGCCGGTTTTTATTTATTTTATGTCTTCTATGTTGGCCGAGAAGTGATATTCAAATAGAGATGCATCGTATTCAACTCCAACTAAACCGTTTACAAAATCGGCAGCAGCCTGCCCAACAGCTTCCGCACCACTATCTTGCTCTTCCATATGCGTATACTCAGTGAAAATGCTATTCCATTCCTCTTCTGTACCTGCGTAGTACACTTGTATTTTTCTGCTTTCATCCGGGTGTAAATATGCGAGCGTGTAGTCGTATATTTGAGAAAGCGATTTTGGGAAAAATAGCGTCTCTACATCACTACCATTAAAAATAGACGTGTGTATTTGAGTAATACCTTCATCAATAATTAAAGTCTTTACAGATGAGCTATAAACCTGAAAATCTGAAAGATCTGTATTGTATGTCTTTCCTCCTACTTCCATCGTTGGAGAAATTTCTAATATCTTAGAGTCGCCATTGTAGCGCTCCAATGATATTGTTTCACCGTCTATTGAATACTCAAAATCATCCATTTTTACTTTTTCTGAATCGGGTTCCTCTGTGCTTGCTACAACGGCATCACTTTTACTATCAGGAGAACTGCTACTACCTAATAAACGAAAAGTAAAAGTGAGTCCTACAGCTAAAATTATAGCAAATATAGCAATAAGGCCAATTGATTTGCTTTTACCCTGTGTTATATCATCTGGCGTTATGTAATCGTACTCAAACCCGCAACTTTGGCAGTTAGCAATTCTTTTTCGTTGACCTCCAGTCTGTATAGTGGACAACTTGACATTAGGATTACTACAGTTTGGGCATTGCATTGTAGACGGCTTCATTTTTTTTGCATTAATGTAAGAGCCTACACTTGCGAGCAATGCTATCCCCGATATGACGTCAACAGCTATAATGATTCCCACAGCATACATATATGCAATCATCATGAGAGCAAAAATTACGATACAAAATAAAATAAAAACTAAACATCCCATTATCGTTCCCCCTTTTAATTGTATTAAAATTTGAAATTTACACATATTAACACAAAAGGATTGGTGTTAATATGAAAATATTATTGAAGGAAATTATGTACTCTAAAAATCTTACAGTCAGACAGGTTTCTATCTTGACAGGCGTTTCGCATTCCACGGTTTCAGATATTTGCAATGGAGCTATGCCTCATATGGATACCCTGGAGAAGTTGGCAAAGGGGTTAAATGTCCGCATTACAGACCTTTTTGAGTCTCCTTACAAATAAGTGTCCGAGCGCCCGGACATTTGTCGAAAAAGCGAAATTTTTGTAGCCTCCAATTCGGATATTTGTTATAATAATAGCAGAAGAAAACATATGTTCTTGAAATTGACTTGCTCCTGGTGTATACTCTTAGCAGAATATATGTTCCCACTGCATTATCCGAGAGGGAGGTACTACATATGGATAACAAAGACAAAAAGCAAAAGGATATTGATACTATTAACAAACTACTTGTAAATGCGCCAGAAGATAAGGTTTCAGAATTATTAATGTTGATAAAACAATATCTCCTACAATAACTTATTCTAGAGAGCCAGCTTACTGGCTCTTTTTAAAATTCTCAATATATTGCGTAGCTATTTTTTCGAGTGTTGCTTTACTGGCATCGTCTAATTGCTCATACGTAATAATTAGCGCTTGGATTGCGGATACAATAATGGAATCCTCACCTCTAAGAAGCATACCAGTATACTTCATCAGCTTTTCCTTGTCTGTCAATTGCTCAAACATTTCGCCATCGCCGTCTCTGAGCCAATCTTCATTTACTCCGAATTCTCTGCAAATATCATTTATTACTCTATCAGGAATACCGGTTCTGCCATTTTCGTAATTTGAAATTGCAAATTTAGTCAAATTAATTTTGCTTCCAAAGTCATCCTGCCTTAATTTAAGCTCATTTCTTAAGTATTTTATTCTCTCATTCAATTCCACAAGTTTCACCTCCTTGAAATAACTATACCACAAAAAGTTTTAAAAAGCAACTAAAAAGTCTTGACAAAGTTTTAAAAAGCGATTAAAATGTTTTTATAAGCTACAGAAAGCGAGGTGAAGACAAATGTTTGATTTGGACAATCAGAAAGAGCAGGAAATCAATCGCATTGTTACTATCTTAAAACAGATAGACCTTCCAGATATTTTGCTCCTGACTAGGGATGCGAATACGTTGTTGCTGAGGCAACAAGAGGTTTCCAGACAAGAAGATATTTTAGACAAAAAGGTGACTACCGACAGGAAAGCAGGATAAGGAGGTGCGAAGATGCTGGAAAAGATTTATCAGGAACTGATAGCAATAAGAAAAGAACTCCAAGCTATAAGAAATAACCTGGAGTCCAAAACAAATCAAGGTGAAATTGTTGCCGAAAAAACTTCAGGAATTATTCAGCAGAAGGGATGAATTTTATTGATGGGCATTTCAATAAAATTCCTTTGCATTTGTGGCAACCATAAGGCTTTACTGTTAATCCGGAGGTTGGAATAAATACTGCGGGTTGCTTAGAAGTATCGACTTCGGTTAAGACATATGAAGTACCAGTTTCTGGCGTGATTTCACCCATTGAAATGTTGCCGCAATAAGGGCATTTTTCCATAATGTAAGTTCTCCTTTCCAATGTACTCGGCTTATGCCTGTAAGTACATTATAGGAGATAAGCAACCAAATAACAATACTATCGAATACATGAGGTGAAGAAAATGAATAATAAGTTTCGCTATATGACGGAAGAAGAAATCCTCCGCAGACAGTTAGAGCTGTTAGCAGAGAGTTCTGAAAAAGCGTATGATGTCGAATTGTGTGGATTATCCAGCAAAATGATCGAGGTCTATAAAACACTTAATAGACCAACAAGGGCAACAACGTTAAATCCGGAAGAAAAAGAAGGATACATGGAGAAGTCAAGGGAAACAGAAAAAAAGACCATAGATGTAACTGTAGAAGTTAATACTGATGAAGCAATGGAAAAAGCGGAAAAATTGATTGCGCTGTTGGTGACAGCCAATTCATTGGCGGATGAACTGGCTGTCACGCTAAGTGATTTAAAGCTTGATGTTAAGATTTAGATCAACAGTCTTGCGGCAACGGGGACAGACATTAGGCCCCGGATGAGCACTAAAGGAGGAAGACAATAAAAAGGAGGACACATGAACGAATTAAAAATCTTTGAAAACGCCGAGTTCGGACAAGTAAGAACGGTAACTATTGATAACGAACCGTGGTTTGCAGGCTTTGATGTAGCAGATGCGCTTGGATATAAAAATCAGAGTGACGCTATAGCAAAGCATGTGGAAGACGAAGATAAACAGACAGTTCTAAAGTCGCAAATCACGACTTTAGCTTATATTCCCAACAGAGGACTTACTTTTGTAAATGAATCCGGCCTCTATGCCCTTATCTTCGGAAGCAAGCTTGAAGCAGCGAAGCGGTTTAAGCACTGGGTAACGTCAGAAGTTCTTCCGGCGATTAGAAAACATGGGGCTTACGCCGTAGACGAACTACTTAATAATCCTGATATGGCAATAAAGGCTTTTACTGCACTAAAGGAAGAACGGGAGAGGAACAAGCTGTTACAGGCCGATAATGCCCGTATGAAACCCAAGGAAATATTTGCCGATGCAGTAGCCGCATCTAAGCAATCCATCCTGATCGGGGAATTAGCGAAGCTCTTAAAACAAAACGGTTATGATACCGGAGAGAAAAGATTATTTACATATCTCAGGGATAATGGTTATCTTATCCGCAGAAAAGGGACGGATTATAACGCTCCCACTCAAAGAAGTATGGAAATGGGATTATTCGAGGTAAAAGAGACGGCGGTTACCCATTCAGACGGACATACCACAATCAATAAGACTACTAAGATAACCGGAAAAGGCCAGCAGTATTTTATCAATAAGTTTCTTGATAACAGCAAGAGGGCGGTGTAAGGAGGTGATAAATATGCCGAAAGAAATACTAAAACCACCAGAGGTAGCCCGTATCCTTGGCGTTTCCCCTCAATACGTTAGGGAACATATCCGTCGCGGGATCTGGAAGTTTGGCGAATGTGTACCGAAGAAAGTTAGGGGCAAGACGACGGACGAATTTAATATTTACCGTGCCAAATTTGAAAATCATATTGGCAGAAAGCTTAATGAGGAGGAGATAATTTGAAAAATGCAACCATAGCAGCCCTGATCGTACTGGTTACATATGGAGTGGAGCCATACGCAGTATTGCTGTATGCGGTGACAGTATTCTGTCTGTATGCAGTGGAATATTGGATGAGAGAAAACAAAAGGGAGGGTAAAGAATGAAACAAGAGGAATTGCAAGAAATATTAGACGCGCATAAAAAATGGATAAATGGCGAAGATGGTGGTGCAGGAGCCGACCTGAGAAGAGCCGACCTGAGAAGAGCCGACCTGAGAAGAGCCGACCTGTTCGGAGCCAACCTGAGAGATGCCAACCTGTTCGGAGCCAACCTGAGAGATGCCAACCTGAGCGGAGCCGACCTGAGCGGAGCCGACCTGAGAAGAGCCAACCTGAGAGATGCCAACCTGAGAGGAGCCGACCTGAGAGGAGCCGACCTGAGAAGAGCCGACCTGAGCGGAGCCGACCTGTTCGGAGCCAACCTGAGAGATGCCAACCTGAGAGGAGCCGACCTGAGAAGAGCCAACCTGAGCGGAGCCGACCTGAGAAGAGCCAACCTGAGAGGAGCCGACCTGAGAGGAGCCGACCTGGACTTTTCGTGCTGGCCATTGTGGTGTGGAGGTCTTGCGGTCAAGGTGTGCAAGCGTATTGCCGTGCAATTGGCATACCACTTTTGCAAGCTGGATTGTGATGACCCAGAGTATATAGCGGCCCGCAATGCGATACTTGACTTCGCAAATCAGTTCCACCGCGTAGGCGAGTGCGGAAAATTAGAAAAAATAGACATTGCAAAAGCCCCTGGCGCCGGGAAGCAATCAGGGACTCAATAAATTATCACACCCTCATTATAGGGTAGATACGGAGGAAAAGTCAAATGAAAAACGAAGATCTTGTCTTAAACAATATAAAACTGGCCTACAGTGTGGCCTGGAGTATGAAAAGCACAGGGATAGAGATAGAGGATCTACAAGCTTTGGCATTACTGGGACTCGTGAAAGCAGCAAGAGATTATGACAAAGATCGTGGGTACAAATTTTCAAGTCTTGCGATCACGATTATGAGGAATGAGATCCTGCAGGAAGTGCGTCGACAGAGAAAACAGCAAAACCAGGTCTCACTTAATAGTCCGATCGCAGACGGTTTATGTACCCTGGCTGATGTGCTGGAGGATAAGAAAAATGGGTTTGCTGAGGCAGAAATACAGATGATGATCGAAGGACTGGAAGAAAATGAAAAGAAAGCTGTCTGGCTGGTATTCTTTCAGGGGTTGAAGCAGGCTGAAGCAGCGGACATCATAGGGGTGTCACAGAGTATGACAAGCCATTATTACCGTTCAGGACTTCAGAAGCTGAGACAGAGTATCTGACTGGGAGGAGCAGGATCATGTCAGAAGAACAGAAAATAGCAGATCATCTGCAGTCGGAACTTTTAAAATGTGGGTTCACAATCCAGCGATATGATGCTTATTCAACAAGCAGCATCTATTTAAAGCTAGATTATGGCGTGTGCAACAGCATCAGAATATCTAACCACCGTGGCAAGAGCTATCTGAAATACAGATATAACATCGGAAAACATATATCGGATCGGATACATTGTGTGGACAAGTTTGACCGATACTATTTTCCTGCAAAAGAAATGGACGAGCTGGTCAGAAAGATAGTGACCGACCGGGATGAAAAGATCAAAAAATTTGGGATAATTCGGTACGGAAAGTTCATGTCTAAGAATCGGTTAGAAAACCAGGACAATAAAGGTTTCTGGAGACAGGCCTATGTTGTAAATAAATAATAATATCATAAGGAGGACAACAAATGTTTGAAGTTACGATTAATATTCCGGGATTAAAAGAACTTGCGGAGGCAATCATGGGCATATCAGCCGGAAAGAACGGAGCGCCGATCCAGGGTGCTGCGCAACCGCAGCAGTTACCAGTGCAGCAGGCCATGCCGCCGATACAGCAGGTACCAGCACAGGTACAGCAGACTACACCACCGGTGCAGCAGGTTCCAGCACAACAGATTACGCCACCAGTACAGCAGACGCCAACGCAGCAGCCACCAGTTCAGCAGTCAGTACCAACGACCACACCAAGTTACACACTGGATGATCTGGCAAGGGCAGCTATGACATTAATGGATACCGGACGGCAGGCGGAACTGCAGGCGCTGTTAGTAGCTTTTGGCGTAAATTCTCTTCCGGAATTGCAGCCGGAGAAGTACGGCGCCTTTGCAACTGCATTGCGCGAGAAAGGGGCGCAGATCTAATGGGGCATAAAGAAAGAGAACATGCACTGCTGAGTGCATCGGGGGCGCACAGGTGGCTGGTGTGCACCCCCAGCGCAAGACTGGAGGAGCAGTTTCCGGATACCTCTTCTGAGGCGGCGGCTGAAGGTACTCTGGCCCATGAGCTGGCGGAAGCGAAAGTGCGGAATTATTTTTACCCTGCGGATCTTAGCAAACGGAAGCTGACAAGCTTTATCAAAAAGCAAAAAGAGAAGGAACTTTGGCGGGATGAAATGATGGGGTACACGGATGAATACCTGGACTACATAAAGAGTATTGCTTTGGCATTTATCACAGTGCCCTATGTGGCGATCGAGAAGCAGGTGGATTTCAGTGCTTATGTCACCGGGGGGTTTGGAACAGCCGATTGCATCCTGATTGGCGGGGGCACTATCCATGTTGTAGATTTTAAATACGGAAAGGGTGTTCCTGTAAGTGCGGAGGGAAATCCGCAGTTAGCATTATATGCACTGGGGGCCTATGAGGCTTATAAACTCCTTTATCCAATAGAACGCATCAGGATGTCCGTGGTGCAGCCACGTATTGATAACAATTCTGAGTGGGAGACTTCTCTAACGGAGCTGTTGGCGTTTGGGGAGTATGCAAAAAAGAAAGCTGCGCTTGCGTGGGATGGAAAAGGTGATTTTAAGCCTGGCACAGATATCTGTAAATTCTGTAGGGCAAAAGCGCAGTGCAGGGCGAGATCTGATCACAACGTCAAACAGGCATTTGAAATCGGGGAGCTTCCGCCACTCATCACTGCAGAAGAGGCAGGGAAGCGCCTGGAGGCACTGGAAGACGTGGTGAAGTACCAAAAGGATCTGCAGGAATGGGCGTTGTCAGAATGCCTGGCAGGCAAAGAAGTGCCCGGATGGAAAGCTGTTGAGGGTAGAGGTTCTAGGGACTGGACAGACATGGATACGGCTTTTGAGAGGCTTGTCAAGAGCGGGGTCACGGAAGAGGCCATGCTGTGGGAGAAGAAACCGCTGACATTAGCCCAGGTAGAGAAGTTGGTAGGAAAGAAAGATTTCACGGATTCTGTCGGGGACCTGGTGATCAAGAACCCCGGAAAGCCAACTTTGGTAAAGGGATCCGATAAAAGAGATGCGATCTCAAACAAAGTGACCGCCGCAGAGGCGTTTAAGGAGGGTACTCAGAGTGTATGAAAAGAACTTTGCGGATGGTGAGCTTAGAAGATTCGAGTTAAAGACAGATGACCCTGCGGAGCTCGCAGAACTGGACAGGGTCATCAAAGAGAAAGGGCTCTCTAGAAGGGACTTGGGTATTATACTTCTATATCTTGGCGTTCGACCTGGATTTGACAGGGCAGATTTTGGTATATGGATGCATAATAACCCAGAACGTCCTTAAGATTTTCAGTTGGGATGTTCTTATATATCGCGATCACTTCCTTGGGGACTAAAGTCCACACATACAGAGTGCTATATTTAAGACTTGTTCCGGAGACCTCGAATTCATAATTGGCAAATATGCGGTGTATGCAATCTTCGCCATCAAAATTCACGATATCATAGGGCTCTCCGAGATACCGTAAAAGATACTCAATGCGTTTCAATATATCTACCTCCTTATCTTCCGATTATAGTTCAAAAAGATAAGGAAAATCAATCTAAAAGAAGAGAGGAAAAATAATATGGAGAATTTATGTAATGTAACAACTGGAAAAGTAAGACTGAGCTATGTGCATGTGTTTAAACCCTACGCTTACCAGCCGGGACAGGAAGAAAAGTATCAGGTGACTGTCCTCGTACCAAAAACGGATGTAGATACCATGGGCCGTATCAATGCCGCCATTGAAGCGGCTAAGCAGAAGGGTATAAATGAGAAATGGAACGGGCAGTGCCCGCCTATCGTATCTACGCCCGTACACGATGGGGACGGAACCCGTCCGTCTGACGGCCTGCCTTTTGGGCCAGAGTGCAAAGGATGCTGGGTGTTCACAGCGAGCAGCAAGACAGACTATCCACCGGAGGTGGTGGATAAGATGGGAAATCCCATCATCAATCAGTCAGAAGTCTACAGCGGTATGTACGGCAGGGTAAATGTCAACTTCTTTCCTTATGCCTTTGGCGGTAAAAAAGGCATCGGGTGCGGTCTGGGACCAGTCCAGAAACTGGAAGATGGAGAGGCACTCAGTGGCGGGTCCATAAGCGCTGCGCAGGCCTTTGGCGCTCCACAGCAGGCTGCGACTTCTGCAGCGGCACCTGCAACGGGATTCCCGGGATACGCACAGCCGTCTATGCAGGCAGGCTATAGTAACGCGCCGCAGGGCATGCCCCAGGCACAGCCTGCTGGCGGGATCAATCCTATCACAGGACAGCCATATTAATTGAGAGGGGCTTTAAGCCCCTCATTTTAACAGGAGGGGCAGAGTGTAATGAAAAAACATCATCTGAGTATTGACATAGAGACAAAGTCCAGTGTGGACATATCGAAGGCCGGCGCGTACAGATACGCACAGTCTCCAGATTTTGGGATACTTCTCTTCGCTTATAAAGTGGATAAGGAAGAAGTCGGGATCATAGATCTGGCTTGTGGGGAGCTTATCCCCCAGGAGATAATCCACATGCTGAGGGATCCAGGTGTGATAAAACACGCCTATAACGCTGCCTTTGAGTGGTACTGCCTCAACCGGGCTGGGTACGAAACCCCTATAGAGCAATGGCGCTGTACTATGATGCATGGATTATATTGCGGATATACCGCCGGCCTGGGAGCGACAGGAAAAGCTATCGGCCTGCCGGAAGATAAACAGAAAATGGCTGTCGGTAAAGCACTGATCCGGTACTTTTGTGTACCTTGCAAACCTACAAAGACAAACGGGGGCCGGACGTGGAACCTTCCGAAGCATGCCCCTGAGAAGTGGGAACTGTTTAAAGAATATTGTATACAAGACGTTGTGACAGAAAACGAAATGCTGAAAAGACTAAGTCTATTCCCGGTGCCGGAAGAGGAAGAAAAACTCTGGCAGATGGATATCCGGATGAACGCATTTGGTGTCCGGGTGGATGAGGAGCTGATAGAAGGAGCGCTTGCAATAGATAGCGTGAGCACCCAGAAGCTGACAGACGAAGCCATGGAACTGACCGGGCTCAACAATCCGAACAGTGCCACACAGGTTTTAGACTGGCTGCGGATGCAGGGCGTAGAACTGTCAAATTTGCAGAAAGCCACGGTGGAAGAAACACTGCACACAGAGCTGCCGGACAACGCACGGCGTCTGCTGGAGATCCGTCAGCAGATGGGGAAAACGTCCATCAAAAAGTATGTGGCTATGGACACAGCAAAAGGAGCAGATGGCAGGGTGCGTGGGCTGACACAGTTTTATGGGGCTAACCGGACTGGGCGCTGGGCAGGGAGACTGGTGCAGTTGCAGAATCTTCCCCGGAACTATCTGAAGACCCTGGATATCGCCAGGAACCTGGTAAAGCAAAAGAATTATGAAGGGGTACGAATGGTCTACAACAATGTGCCAGATACCCTTTCCCAGCTTATCCGGACGGCTTTTATCCCCTCAGAGGGGCACAAATTTGTGGTGGCCGACTTCTCAGCTATCGAGGCACGCGTGATCGCGTGGCTGGCCGGGGAACAGTGGGTGAATGAGGTTTTTGCCACCCATGGGAAAATATATGAAGCCACGGCTTCACAGATGTTCCATGTACCGGTTGAAAAAATTGCAAAAGGAAATCCGGAATACAGCCTGCGGCAGAAAGGGAAAGTGGCTACACTGGCACTGGGCTACCAGGGTGGCGTAAACTCCCTGATCAGCATGGGTGCACTTAGCATGGGACTTGCAGAAGAGGAGCTGCCGGATATCGTACAGAGGTGGCGTTCCGCGAACCGGAGGATCTGTGACCTGTGGTATGCCGTGGAACAGGCGGCATTGACTGTTATGCAGACCGCCCAGCCACAGGGAATACACGGACTGATATTTGCCCTGGAGGGAGACATGGTCTACGGACAATGTTTTCTTACCGTGCAGCTCCCATCCGGCAGAAAACTTTATTACCCAAAACCTTTTCTGCAGGAAAACCGGTTTGGGAAGATGGCGATACATTATTATACGGTGGGACAGCAGACAAAGAAGTGGGAGGTCACATCCACTTACGGCGGAAAGATGACGGAGAACATCGTACAGGCTGTTGCCAGGGATTGCCTGGCGGAAACATTAAAAAGGATAGACGCAAAAGGCCTGCAGGTGGTCTTCCATGTGCACGACGAGGTCATCATTGACGCACCCATGGATACAACAGTGGATGAAGTATGCGGGCTCATGGCAGAGCCTATACCCTGGGCACCTGGGTTGATCTTAAAAGGCGCCGGATTTGAGAATGATTATTATATGAAAGATTAGGAGGAGGAGAATGCGATGCAGTATAACCGCAAATTGCTGATAAGTTCGGCAGGGAGCCGGAAGGCCACGGTCTGGCCGAAGAGCACCATCCTCTGGTCCGAATTTGCGGACAGGCTAAAAACACCGGTCCGTAGCAGCGAAACCTATGAGCAGTATCTTGCTATGACAAAAGCCCAGCAGGCAGAACTAAAGGACGTGGGCGGGTTTGTAGGCGGAACCTTCATGGGGGACCGCCGGAAACCGGAATACGCAGAAGGAAGGGACCTGCTGACACTTGACCTGGATGCGATTCCGGCAGGCCGGGCAGATGATATTCTGCGGCGCGTGGATGGACTTGGGTGCGCGGCAGTTGTATACAGCACCCGTAAACATGCAGATTATGCGCCACGGCTCCGTGTCATCGTACCTCTGGACCGCACATCTACGGCGGACGAGTACGAGCCTGCAGCGCGAAAGATGGCATCTCTCATCGGCATTGAGTTTTGTGATCCGACCACTTTTGAGGTCAACAGGCTCATGTACTGGCCAAGCTGCTGTGCAGACGGAGTTTTTGTCCACAAGGTATACGACTGTCCTTTCTGCAGCCTGGATGGACTGCTGGGGATGTATGGAGACTGGCGGGATACTTCTCAGTGGCCGCAGGTGCCTGGCGCAGACGCGCTTGCAAAAAGACGGATGGCAAAACAGGAGGACCCGACTACAAAAAGAGGTGTAGTAGGGGCATTTTGCCGGACATACAGCATCACACAGGCTATGGATAAATTCCTCCCGGGGATATACGAGGAAACGTCGGTCCCGGGGCGATACACATATACAGGGGGTGAGACAACAGGCGGCGCCATTGTCTACGATGGTGATCTGTTCCTGTATTCCCATCACTCCCACGACCCGTGCTGCAATCAGCTCGTAAACGCCTTTGATCTGGTGCGCTTACATAAGTTCAGTGACCAGGATGCAGAGGCCAAGGAGGGCACGCCAGTTAGTAAGATACCTTCTTTCAGGGCCATGAGCCTTCTGGCGTCTGAGGATAAGGACGTTTCCGACCTGATGTCCAAAGAACGCTTTGAGCAGGCGCAGGCGGCCTTCCAGACGCAGCTGGGCACTGTTCACGAAAAGGCACAGGGTGATTATGACCTGAGCTGGCTCCCAAGGCTCACAAAGGACGGGAACGGGCGCTATGAGAAGACCATAAACAATGCGGTCATCGTCCTGGAGAATGACCCTCTTTTGAAAGGCAGGATCGTGACGGATGAGTTCGCAAGCTGCGGCATGGCGCTAGGGAAACTCCCATGGGATATGAGGGATGAGAAGCGCCGGTGGAAAGATGTGGATGACGCTGGGTTTTACAGATACATGGAGACATTTTACGGCCTTACAGGAAGGGAAAAAATGGATAATGCACTGCTAATCGTGAGCGCCCAGAACCGGATCAATGACGTGAAACGCTATCTGCAGGGACTGAAATGGGACGGTGTGAAACGCGTGGAAAACATTCTGCCGGATTATCTGGGGGCGGAGGATAACGCATATACAAGGGCTGTGATGAGGAAGGCTCTGTGTGCTGCGGTGGCCAGGGCAGTAGTGGGAGGTGTCAAGTTTGACTATATGCCTATATTTGTCGGCCCCCAGGGGATAGGCAAGAGTACGCTGCTGGCTATATTGGGCAAAGAGTGGTTTTCTGATTCCCTGACAACGTTCGAGGGTAAAGAGGCGGCCGAATTGATACAAGGTACGTGGATCAATGAAGTAGGGGAACTGACAGCATTTTCCAAGCAGGAGACGCAGATCATCAAGCAGTTTTTAAGTAAGACGGACGATATCTACAGAGCAGCATACGGGCGCAGGACGGACAAGTATCCGCGGCGCTGCGTGTTCTTTGGCACATCCAATGACACGGAGTTCCTAAAAGACGCTACAGGCAACCGCCGGTTCTGGCCCGTAGACGTGGGGCAGCATCCGGCAAAAAGATCCGTATGGGAAGAGCTGCCGAAAGAGGTAGACCAGATATGGGCAGAAGCATACGCCTACTGGCAGATTGGGGAGAAATTGTTCCTGCCAAAGGAGATAGAAAAAATGGCGGAATCGGCGCAGGAGAAGCACAGGGAGACTTCTGGCAAGGAGGGCCTCATACAGGATTTTCTGGAAAAAGATGTTCCGGATAACTGGGACGAGATGAAGCTGAGCGACCGTCGGATGTATCTGAACGGCAACATGAAACTGCTGGAGGAAAGAGGTCTCGTAAAGCGGGACAAGACTTGTGCGGTGGAAATCTGGGTGGAGTGTTTTGGGGGTGACCCAAGGTACATGAGCCGGAGAGACAGTGCGGAAATTAACAATATCCTGATGGGAATAGGCGGCTGGCAGAAGATGCGGACGCCAAGAAAGTTTAACCTTTATGGGTCCCAGAGGGGCTTTGAAAGATTACTGCCAAAGCCTACAAAGTGGGAAAATGCATTGTAGTAATCTGTAGCCGTTGTAGTTTCCACCACGACATAAACTACAGAATGTAGCTATGGTTTGTAGCCATTGTAATCCGCTTAAAATCAACTAAAACAACAAATAAACTACAAAACTACAAACTTTCTATATGAATGTAAAAATAAACAATAAAATAACGCGTATTACTGCATGGCGCGCATATATGAGCAACGCATACACGCGCGTGTGAAAAGTGTAGATTGGGAGGAATAATAAATGCGGGAAAAAGAGATTGAGAAAATCCTTGTAACCGGAGTAAAGAAACTGGGCGGCAGGGCCTATAAATGGGCAAGCCCCGGAAATGACGGAGTGCCAGACCGGATCGTTATCCTTCCGGGTGAGATGCCGTACTTCGTAGAACTGAAATCTGAAACCGGAAGGCTGAGTGCTTTGCAGAAAGTGCAGATCGACCGTTTACTGGATCTGAAACAGCAGGTATTCGTCGTTAAAGGGATAGACGGGCTGAGCCAGTTCTTTCAGGATATCGGCCACGAAGAAGTGAGTAAAGCAATTGACTGCAGGTATGAGTTATAAAAAATATGAGGACGAGGAGGTGATGTCGTATGATATTCAGACCACATGCCTACCAGGAACACTGTATCAACAGAATCCTGGAGATAAAAAAATTAGGCTTATTTCTGGATATGGGTTAAGGCCTGGGAAAAACAGTTACCACCCTGACAGCCATCAGGGAACTGAAATATAACAGGTTCGCTGTCAGGAGAGTTTTGGTGATAGCACCCAAAAAGGTCGCGGAGGGTACCTGGACGAAGGAAAAGGAAAAATGGGACCACACAAAAATACTCAGAGTGTCTCCGGTACTTGGCAGCCAGGCGAAACGTATCCGGGCTTTAAATACGCCGGCGGACATCTATATCATCAACCGGGAGAATGTGTGCTGGCTGGTGGATCATTACCGGAACAGCTGGCCTTTCGACATGGTGGTGGTGGATGAGTCCAGCAGTTTTAAGAGCCACACGGCAAAAAGGTTCAAAGCCCTGGCGAGCATGGGGAACCATATCGACCGGCTAGTGGAACTGACCGGTACGCCTTCACCGAACGGCCTTGCTGATCTGTGGGCGCAGGTATTCCTCCTGGATGAGGGAGAACGCCTGGGGAAAAGATATACCCAGTTTCGGGAGAGATATTTCCAGCCGGATAAGCGGGGCAGCGA